TTCTTATAGACCCCAGGAGCCGCAGCCGCTCCGTTCTGCAAGCGGGCGTAACCGTTCTCCCCGTAGGTGAGTTCGTTATGCGCCCTCTTGAGATCGAGCAGCGCATCCTGCGCATGCAATCGCGCCAGTCGGTGTTGTATGTCGACAACAGTATCCGCCGTTCTCGTTATCGTGCGCCCTAAATTGGCCGTTGCTTCTTCGACCGCACCGGGGTTATACTGCGCCACCGCCGAAGACGGTCTAGCGGGTGCTCTGGTGATATCCGCTGCTGTTGGTAGTACAGGCATTATTAAACTCCCCGCAAGGCGTTCGGCCTAGTCATACCGAAGTACATATCCCCGGCGGTGGCTGCGCCACTCAGGATTGTGCTCCCGGCGTCTATCCACCCAGCTTTAGCCGCGTTCTTACCCTCTAACCTTCTTGCGCCAGCTTGCGCCCTCATACTCTCGGCTTGTGAACGGGTGTTGTACCGTGCCATTTGTGCGTTGTATTCCCCTTCACGGTGGATTCCGCTGACGATGTTCAGCACATTCGGGTCAACCGTACCCGCTCCTGACGCCCCCGCTACGGCCAGAGCCCTCGATGCAAGTAGGTCGGCCTCGCGTCTAGCCTTGATCATCTCCTGATGCCCCGCAGCTTCCTGCTGTTTGGCGTTGTACTCCATTTGCCGCGCCTCGTACTTCGCGGCGGCTTTCTCTTGTCTGCCTGCCGATATCGAGCTGAGGGCGGACATACCTGCCCCCGCGATGGCGAGTATAGGCATCATCATAGCCATTATGCGTCCCTCCGATAAATGTTCTCTTTAACTTGCACAAACCCGAAATGTTCTAGGAACTGTGGGGATGTTGGTTCGTTCGGGTCTTGCACCGCGTACAGTTCCCCGGGTATCGAGTCCAAGAATTGTCGGGTAAATCTTACAATATTCTTTCGGTATTTACGTGCCGCGTCTTTCAAGTCTGAGAACACCACCCGTTTTCCGCAATAGTTGTACACGCCCGCCATAGCGATCGGTGTATCGTCCTCCAACACAGTGATTCCTCTAAAAGAGAACGGTAGATTCTGTCCGAAGAATCTTACAGCATCATGATTGTCCGCGTTCTTCACTGTCAGCATCAGAATCCCTCCACTTTAGCATTCGCCGCCAATACCGTACAAGGTCTTGGAGCCGTCGCTTTCAAATACAATCTTGTGTTGTTGCTCACCGAACCATTTACCGGAACGGGTGGGTAGTCGTAATAATCCCACAAGTACCCCGTGGCTGTATCGGTACCCTCGTCGACTGTCGGCAACCCATCGAGATGATCCTCGTCCGTTCCGTGTTCTAGTCCATCTGCATCGGTATCAACCAGTATCAGGGACAAATCCGACACCCTGGTATTAGGCCCTAGTGCTGGTATGCCTATTGTCGAGAAACCTAGTTTGTTGCTGACAAACATCGCATGATATGGCAGCCCGACGTAGGCGCTGGTTACATATTCCGAGAGTGTTATCGACGCGCTGGCTACCGTGTACGTGCCCAAATCTTTATTGTTCCCCCACACGACCACAGACTCGCCCTCGAGGTGGCTCAACCCGGTTATGGTTACTGTCGAAGCACCACTGTATTCCTTGAACGAATCCATGATCTTACATATAGCTCCGCCGCGTGCCTCCGTCATTTTTGCCGAACGTTCTAGGTATCGCACGATCGATCCGTTCACCTCTCTCGCAACGGCGAAATACACCAGATCCTCCCCGCAGTTCCCTGGGATTACTGCTATGTCCTCGACCAGTCCCAAGGTTTCTATAGTCCAGAAAGCTTTGACCTCCTCTGCGCGGTCAAAGGTGCACACAACAACCGTGCCGGTGCAGAGCAGCATATAAAGCCGCGTCTCAGGTCTCCTCTGAACAGCGGTGCGTATTATGCTTGGATAGCACAACTCTGGCGCTAGTATGGTTAGCTCATTTGTCTCCGCGCCCATGTCAGCGGAAGCGTCGATCTGAAATACTCTCCGGCGGCTACGATCTACAAAGAATGCCAACGTGTCTACCTTCATTGGGTCGACCGGTGCGGAGCCGTTCGTGCTGTACTCTTTAAGATTAAAATTCGAAGGGGTGAGGGGTTCGTCGAGGGAATTCGAACGAGCTATTATCTCCGCGCCCTGTGCTCCGACGATCAGTTGTCTCGTTGGCATTAGCCAGTTTATAGAATCGACTGGCCCGCTGCCGATGCTGCGGGATATCGGGGTGGCATCACCTTCCTCGATGTCGGTGAAGCTGTAGTAGTTATCTACTGCCGAACCCCAGACCTTGTCTTTTCCTGCCCAATACAGCCGGGATTGATATATCGCCACTGCCGAAGGGTAGCCCCTCCGCTCTGACCAGGAACCTTCGGCCCAGTCATCTGTCGCCTCGACGGATCCGAGATCCGTGAGCACCACTGCGGTGACGACTGTCGGGCTTGTGTACGCTACGACCTTGGCGATTCCCGTAATCGACCCTGTAGAATAGGTCAACGTCATGTCGATACTGCCCGCTGTATACGCGCTGAGTGTCAGCCTGTAATACACAACCTGATTATCTAATCCGTCGTTGTATGTCTCGTTAGTATCTGCTGTCCACGAATCGATTACCGTCCACGACCCCTCTTCGCCGACAGATTGTTCGAGATCGACGGTTCCGGTGAAACCTGTACCGGTCAAGGTGATTGTAAAAGTCCTGCCGGTGGTGATACCGAAGACTCGTATCGAGTCCGTCGAGGTTGCTGCCGCAGCGGCATTGTCCGCGAATACCGTCTGCCCTTTAGATGTCAGCCGGTATAAGGATCCTATGTTCGTCGATTTGAAGATGCCTTTTGACGCGGTCAGTGTTATCGTTGGCGCTGCCGCTGACGATACGATCGCCGAAGGCGTTATCGTAGTGCCGGTAACGTTGGCGGGCATAAAAGGCCCGTCTTCGCTGTAATAGAACACAACCGACCAGGAGGTCGCGCTGCGGCGTTCGATTTTGACGGGAGGTCGTGTCGTACCACGGGCGATGAACAATATGTCACCCGACTGTACATAGCGCACCTCGTCGAGCGTCTCCTCTGGTAGCAGTCCTGTGGTGATAGACATCACGCCAGCGCCCTCGATTGCGACGGAATCGACCAGGCAGTATACCGTCTTGCGATTGATCAGGTGCACGTAGGCCGAACCGCCGGTTGGGGTGAACGCTAAGGAATGCGTTCCCTGTCCTAATTCGGTTTCGGTAATATAATCGTCGAGGTCGGTAGTACTGCCGACACGGATCAGGCAAGATCCGGCTGACACAACTATTCGTATCGCGTGCTCTACATTCTGATCCGGGGCTCCGATAGTCAACGTCTGAGAACGTTTCGCACCGTTTGCACCCCCTCCCGTAAGCCGCATATACCCACCGGTATACCAGTCGGATATTGCGTCGACGCCCTCGTCGTTGTCGGTCCACCCGGTCAAATTGGTGTCGAAGTTACCGTTGGTAAACGCTGTAGCGACAGAAGTTCTAGTCACCAGTGCCTCGTCCACCCAGAAACGTAGTTTCTCATCCGTCACCTCGACCAGCGCGGTGTCGGTAACCGAGAAGATGAAAGGTATTAGTTTTACTGCGCCGGAGGTGGTGGCGAGAGCCCCGAGGTATTCCCACCCGGGTCGGAGCGTCATCGCTCCGAGGGCTTGGGGCACCCAGTTCATCTGCTGTTCCGCACTCATAGCGATGCGCTTAACATCGCCCCGAACGGTGGCTTTCTTATCTACGACGCCTCGATTAAAGGCGATTTGGTAGTCCCTAGCTGCCATACAGTGAGCTGTTTGAATGTCGTGGTTTTCTTACCCCGCTGCGTGCGTAAGACCACCGGCCTGGGGGCAGGAATTGCGTTGGCCCCAGGACGGCGTCTTTTGCCAAGGCGTTGAGTTTAGCCCTCGCGGCTTTGGCCTCCACATCGTCTTCCTTGTCGGGCTGCAGGCGGCGTGAAACTTTATGCGCTAAGTGTAGCGCCACATAATCTTCGAAGGTCGACGGCCAACCGGCGAGGTACAAACCTCTCTCGGTCTCCTCACTGGAAACATAGTCGACGTATAGGGTGTCTTCCTCCGCGTACCAGAACGCTCCTCTATCGTCGAATTGCGACAGAGGGGAGTTGAAATATTCGTCGGTGGCGATGCGGTTCAGGCGGACATAGTTCGCCGGTTTTGCGAATGCGTTTGTGTACCCGAAGGTCGGCACCTCTGTTAGAGATGCCGTGAGTTCCTCCGTAACAGATGCGAATTTCCAATGGCCTTGTTCTAGGCAGTATAGCACCGCTCGGTCGTAGTTTTCGTCGAGAACCCTGCTCGGTTCATCATTCGGCGTTGTCACCTGCGACGCGGTGACCATGCGCAGACCGAGTGCGCCTAGCGCTGCGTTCCATACCCCTAGTTTTGTGGCCATAAGTTTATTGCCCTGTCATTTGGCTAGTCTCGCGGTCAGCTATCCACACCAGCGCTTCTTTTTTGGTGGGTAGGTTTTCCGCGATTATAACATTATCCTTAACTCGGAGAACACACCATTTTCGCCCTTGACGCCAAACCGGTGTGTAGTCCGCTCCCTTTGCGAGTTCCCCGTCTTCCTCGGTGAGCTCTACGTAATTCAATAACTTGACGCGCAAATCAAAGTGGCCTACCCAGGTTACTATCAGCAATGCGTAAAAGCTGAGATCTTCAGGAGTTACCTCGATCAGGCTACCCGGTTGCACCTTTCGCGCTACGTGCGTCCAGTATTCATTGTTCAAAATGTCTTCTTTGGTGGTACCTACGGCGGGTGTTGCAGAGAATACAGTTCTTTGATACGCGGCTTCTTTAAGCTGGTTTGGCAATAATTTCATTTCCGGCATGTGAATCTCCTAAAATTTAAGGGGTTGCAGTGGATACCGCAACCCCTTAATTTTGTCACCAATTTAAGGTTGGGTCAACCTTAGTCAGCGTTAGCGGTTTCACAGATCGCCGTACCATCTGACAGATCGACTGCGCCTGGATAGGTCGAGCTCACTGTCACAACGTAGTGCATGCTGATGTCGCCGTTAGCCTGAGTGTCGCGGTGCCACACCAGATCGCCCACACGTAAGCCCTTGCTACCCCCGTCGGTAATAAAACCGGAGGTGTTAACAGCGGCCAATGCGTCAGCCGATTCGTGATACCACAAGCGGGGGCCAGAGCCTCCAATTGCGGCGTTTGTCATGCAGATCAAAGGATCAGTTGCTGCGTATGCCATTTTTAAATACTCCTATGTTCGTTGACCGGATTACTGAGCAGCGTAGCCAGAGCCGTCGTGATTGATGATCACGGCACCTTCAGCCTGCAACAGTTTCGCGCCCATGTACGCTGTACACAAAGCCCATGAATAGTCATGCTCTTCGTTGTACCCGACTTTCGACTGGATACCGCCCTTGTCGATAGCGTGGCCGATGGCGGATTTGTGGTACATAAAGCACTTCTCAGCGCTGGTACCTTTACCCGGTAGGTTTGGATGCACGATCCAGTTGACGTTCGCCCAACGGAACATGGTCAAGCTGTTGGTAAACGGCTTGTTGTTCACGTATTCCGCATTGGTGAACTCTTTGGTTTGCATCAGGTACGCCCAGAAGGCTGGGGTGATCAGCGCGCTGACGTTGCCGTCCAGCGGAACCGCGTTGTTGCCCAGGATCGTCAGTGCGTACATAGTCAAATCCAGAGAGGCTTGCGCAGCCGCGCCGGTATCTTGAGTAACGCTGCCACCGTTCAGCTCGTTGATGATGTCCGAATCTAATCTGCGGTTCATCACGGCCATAGAGGTGTACTGCATGATTTGGCGCTGATTGCCTTGCGATGCGAAGATGTTAAAGTTCGTCTTCGTTGGCTTGTCGTGCCATTCAACCAGAGTCGCGGTGTTTTGGTTCAGGTTGTCTGCACGGCCAGGAATCAGACCGTTAAGGCCACGAGTCACTGCGGTTGCGTCACCGGAATCTGCAACCAAGAAGGTCGCTTGATTGCCGCTAATGACGGCTTCGGTTGTTACGGTATCTCGAACTAGGGATTGTGTTTGTTCAAACCCGGCGATGAACTCTTGCCGGTATTGAATCTGAAATGCGGATTCAGCCATTATCAGGCACTCCTATAAAAAATTGATAAAGTAAAAGTACTACTCGATCAAGTTTCGGGGGTGCCTCTCGGCGCTTTCCGGGCTCCGGAAGGAGGGTGTCGGAAGCAGCCTACACAGGGCCTTCACTTAATATTACGGCGAATCTACCACAACTGTATTTTATTTGCAACAAAAAAAGCCCCTGAAAAACCAGGGGCGAAGACCAACTACTCAATCACAGGAAAAAAATGAAACATTGAACCGCCATGGTACCTTATCTGTTCGTGCCTTGCAAGGCGGTTACCAATTCGCGGTAGCGATTCTGATGTTTCTCTGCCAACGGGCCTTTCCAGTATTCGGAATTACTGTCGCCCATCATCTTCGTGAGTTGCGACATCTCGTTCTCGATCTGGTCTGTCGGCATCGATCTGTTGCCGTCTGTCAACGTGGCTGTTGGGTTAACCTTACGTGCAAGGCTGTTCAGCCATACCAACACCTCGGCGTTGTTGGCGAGTGCGCTACCGTCTGGTAGTCTCGCGCCCTGTATCAAATCCCCGACACCTGGCGGCGCTTCGTTCAGCAGGTTGATAACCATATTGCGGTTTTTTACGAATTCACTCCCCCACACATCGGGGCTGCGCAACGTCTCGAGCGTCTGCTCGTACATCTGCGCGTCGGCCTCCTGTTGTTGTGCGACGATTTCCTCCTGCACCCTAAGGTGCTCTGCGATGATATCGTTCACTACAGCATTTGGTAAATTATTTTTATGTGCCACACTCATGAACTTTTCGGCGATCGGCCTGTCGTTCTCGCCCAGTACCAGACCATCAGGAAGCGCTACGTCATAACCGGTAGCCTCCTCGGGGATACCGTTTGCCTTACGATATTCAGCGATCTCCTCTGGTGTTGCGTCCTTGCCCGGGGCTGAGTTTGCTTTTATCGAACTGAGCTTATTCTGGGCTTCGTATCCGGCACGTATATACTCGTCTAACGTCGAGTAACGAGACAACCGTTTGAGTAACTTATCATCGCCTTTCGCGAGTCGGGTTCGCATGGCGTCCCAGTCTTCAGCGATAGGTTGTTTACTATCCGGTTCGCCGTCTCCTGCGCCGCTTGCGTCTGTTGATGGGGCGTCTGTAGGTTTTGGTGAACTGTCTGCTTCAGCAGGTGCTGTGTTCGTCGTCTCTGTCGTTGCTGCTGGCTGCGTCGTAGCATTTGGCTCCTCGGTGTTTAACAATGTCGTTGGTGCGGCTGGTGCTGGTGTTGCCATGTTACCCTCCTATCTGTTGTTTCATAAATACCTGTGGTTTCAAAGCCATCAGTTTGCGAATCTGCAGGCCGACGAATCGTCGACCAGAGGCGAATACGTGATCGCGTTCGTCCGGTCGGTACTCAACTTCATCGGTGTTTGCTGCGCGGTAGACGATCCAATCGATCGCCCGTTGTTGTTGCTCTGGTGTAGCGGTGCCCGCCACGCAGGCTTGCACAGCCATCACGTCCGCCACCTCCCAGGTAGCGGGCGCGAACGCCTCCGGAATTTTCTTCATGTTACAGTGCTCCTCCTACGTTCGGCGCAGCGTTTGCCCCTCCCATTGTTCCGGTTGGCATCGGCGTCGTTCCGACGTTTTTAGCGATCTCGGATCCGACCTTCATTTGCTCCAATAACTGCGCTATTTGCTGTTGTTGCTGTTCTGCTGCTACGATGTCCTCGACATCACCCTCGGATCTTAACCATCCCGGCGGTACTCCTGACGCGAGTAGTGCCTCGCGTGTAGCCTTCTGTACGTCGATCAGGTGGATCGCAGCCGGATCTGTCGAGGCTGCTTGCGCCACTGTTGCGATAGCTTCCAGGTATTTCTGGGATTTGGCCTTCTCGATTGCGTCGTGTAGTGGGGATTCGAATTCGAACTTGACTTCTTCGCCCTGCAG